ATGTGTGGACGTTTTGCACAAGCCCAAACCCGTGAAGAATATCTGGCTTACCTGGCCGACGAAGGCGATCGCGACATCGCATATGACCCGGAACCAATTGGACGTTACAACGTGGCGCCAGGTACCAAAGTCCTGCTACTGAGCGAACGAGACGAGCAGCTGCATCTCGATCCGGTGTTGTGGAGCTACGCGCCCGGGTGGTGGTATAAGCAGCCGCTGATTAACGCGCGCGTCGAGACGGCAGCCACTAGCCGCATGTTCAAACCTCTCTGGCAGCATGGCCGGGCGATCTGTTTTGCGGATGGATGGTTTGAATGGAAGAAGGAAGGCGACAAGAAACAGCCATACTTCATTCACCGGGCAGACGGACAGCCCATTTTCATGGCGGCGATCGGCAGCACACCTTTCGAACGCGGCGATGAAGCGGAAGGATTTCTGATAGTGACGTCTGCAGCTGACAAAGGCCTGGTCGATATTCACGACCGCCGGCCGCTGGTTCTGTCACCTGAAGCTGCGCGTGAATGGATGCGTCAGGATGTAGGCGGGAAAGAAGCTGAGGAGATAATTGCCGACGGTACAGTGCCCGCCGACAAGTTTATCTGGCACGCCGTTACGCGAGCGGTGGGCAATGTGAAAAACCAGGGGCCGGAGCTTATCCAGCCGCTTTCTTGAGTCTGATGTTCATATCGGTAATCCGTCATCAATTGCGCGGTTGATGAAGAACGTCACCCGGCCTAGCACTTCAACCTCTTCCAGCGCGACCCCTTCTATCGCATCACCGTCGTCCGTGATGAGAGCTTGACCCATGAGCTTGGCGAACTGGGTCCTGCCTTCGCACAAAATGAGCAGCACATCGCCGGGCGCGCTTTTCGCTGCAGGCTCAATGACAGCAAAGCCAACATCAGTTTCAAGCACTCTGCTCTCAGCGCCTATGTTGCATATCACTTCAGGCGATAGCTGGCGCTCGACGTAATCGTTCGCTGGTGACGCAAATCCCATTATTGCACCCTCCCCATGTTTCTCAGTATCCAGTACCGGTTGTCGCTTCCGTCGGTGGTCTTATCGGCGAAATCTTTTTGATAGCGCTCTATCCAGGCGTTTGCATCTTCTCGCGTGTAGTGCCAGTTGAACTCCCGCAGCTTTTCAATGAAGCTGTCTGTGCTCAGGTAGCGATAACCCTTGGGGTTAAGCTGTATTGCCGCCACAAATGCGGCATGTATGTCTGCTGTGCGTGGCATAATCACCTCACAAAATAACTGTATACACATACAGTAGATCATGACACGATACTGCAGCAAGTACATATTTAATTTTATATGCTAAAGTACTGAGTTTAATGCTGGTAGGCTGATTCAATGAATAGAAATGCAGGGGTAGACGTTCTCAGAATCGTAAGTTGCTTTATGGTGGTTTGTATACATACATGCCTGAATTACTCATATGGTCAAGATACTCTTAACAACTACCTCGCCTTATTTGGTCAATCCCTATTCAGGATAGGATTGCCAGTGTTTTTCATTCTTAGCGGTTTTTTATACTTAACTCAAAAGTTGATTTGTCAGCAAAATCTCTTTTCATAAAAATAAAAAAAGTCGCTATACCATTTGTTTTTTATAGCCTTATCCACTGGTTTGTAATTAACAAAGGCATGACTATAAGCTTTTCTGGATTGAAAGAATACTTTAATGCACTGATAATAAGAAATTCTATATCAATACATTTCTGGTTCGTTTATTCTCTTATTGGAATATATCTACTATCACAACCGATTAACTACTTATTAAAAGACCTTTCAGTTAGTGGCTCATTTTTTGGATTATGCATAATTGCATTCCTACTCTTGTATAACGGCGATTTGCCATCTGCAAGCAATCTTTTACCTGTACCAAGCATAGATAAGTGGACCGCATACTTTGTAGCTGGAGGCTTAATTGCAAGGATAAAGGACGAAGTGACATCTGGTCAGTCTTTATTGTTAATAATAATCGGTTATTCTCTAATCGTTTATCTTTCTGTATACAATGGTAAAAAACACCTCCCAATGCCATACGACTTTAGTATAAGTATGTTCGCTGCATGCTGTGGAGTTGTCATTCTTTTTTCGAAATTAAACATTAAGAATAACAAAATTCTAAGTAGGGTTTCAGCATCAACATACGGGGCTTACCTGATACATATTTGTGTTTTAAAGTTACTATCCCCTGTTTATTTTGCACACTTTCATAAGCTTGGTGTAATAAACTACTTTTTGACAACCTGCATTTTATCTGTTTTTGTCTTTGTAGTTTCGATAATAGTGTCCTTAATAATATTACCTATTTTTAATATTCGATACCTAAAATAGAAGCATGCTCCTTGATAACGCCATGCAATCTTATAATAATGATTTATGCACAAGTGTTACCATGATCAAAAACAAACACGCCTGCTATGCAGGCGCGTTGCTAACTAGGCATTTGTAATTTTCTTCCATGATACAGCTGTAGTTCCAGTTGCTTTGTACCACTCAAACTGCCCAGATGTGGTGTCGAGATACTCCTCACCTACGAACCTCGGCACAACGTTATTTACAGGATTTTGAGAAAGCTTCCTTACAAACTTATTAACATCCCATAAAATCTGAGACTCATAGCTAAGGAAGCTCATGCCTGCGATTGTGAGCAGTGGCGATGAAGATGAACTATTACTAATTATATTGAAGGCTATAACATGCCAGCCACGCGATGCGATATGCAGGCGACCAGTTTTTTGAGTGTCGTAACCGGTTTCCCTGTTGAGAGAAATCGTAGTGTTCAAGGCGCTCAAATTAAAAGAACTAGCAGGCTTTGCAGTGATATCAGCGCCAATCGCATCCCATACTCTATCATCCAGTGAATACTGTGACTGGGGAAGGCCAAAATCCAGCTCTACGCTGAGCGTGGCATTGCTAAATGAGACACTCGGAGTCATTACAATGTCATCATGCTCAGCGTAAAAACATACAAATACTTTATTACCTAGCTGCGATGTCTCAATGACATACCCACCTGTAAAGCTTGCCAGCGGGGGGCTAAACATTCCAGCTTTGTTTAGTTGCGTACCCCACGTGGACTCTTTTAACTTCATCGAAGCTTCGAAAGTCCTTACGTTGACGTTAGACCCCGCCTTAACTTTTGTGGGATTATTAAATTTTGAGAGAATGAAAGCGAATACCCTTGCAGCTAGGTACTTATATCCCTCCTCTCTGAAATGCACATTATCGCTGAACCTTGTAGAATCCACCCCATAGAACACCTCAACTCCATCAAGAACAGGGATACCATACTGCTCAGCTATATTGAAAGCTGCCTCCCTGTAAGCGTCAAGAAGGCGTACGTTGCCGCCATACTGTTTTTGAGGTGGTGGAGTAATCATCACAACCGGAGTGCCTTTTACAAGCTCTCTGGCGATAATTTTTTTGTAATACAAGACGTAGTCAGAAATGGACTGGTACGGGCTGAATCCTTCAGCCGCATCATTTGTCCCATACATAATTATTGTTAAATCGCTATTAACATTTGTATTCCAATCACCCCACCCCAGCTTGGTATTGTCTCCGGAGTAACCCTGGTTGATCACCGTTACCGTGGATGAAAAAGCTTGCTGCAGATACCCCTGCAAGGCCTGAGGGTAAGGAGTGGCTGCGCGGGTTTTGGTATGCACCCGCCCTGCCGGGGTTGGGTTTGGATCGGCTGGCGTTGGTGCTACAGTAGTGTCTTCACCATACGTCAGTGAGTCACCACGGCATACAATAGTAATTGCAGCTGAATCACGCGCGACCTTTTCTGCGTAACGTGACATATTCAGGCGCTGAAGTGCATGCAACTGCTTGCCAGGGATTTGCTGGGTTCCAATATCTACTACGTCACTGAGTTGGGCGAGTGTCAGTGCTGATTCAGCATCATTAACCAACTCGCCAGCCGGCTTACCGGAAATGAGTGTGTTACTACCTACTTCAGCAAGCTCTGCGCGAAGCGAGGCATCGCCCACCCCTACCCATTTCCCTTCACCAATGCCGCCAGCGCTATCAGGTGTAGAGCCGGCGGGTACTACTTTGGGCTGTGACCAGTCCCCGTCCCAGCGATAGTATTCGCCGTTGCTCTCCCACTGAAGAACAGTGTTAGGAGTGTCGAGGGTAGCGCCCATTTCAAAAGATTTCTTCGTGATGTAGCCATATTGCAGCATTGCCTGATTTGAATCGTAATTAATGCCAGCAATTGTACGATGTTTATTGCCAAATCGGTCAATATAATCATGGTTATCTGATGTTACAAACTCGTCGATTTTCCCTGCGTTGAATTTCAGATCACGCGGCGATTCGCTTGGCACAGGTAAATTAGTAGGTTGCGTAGCCATAATGATTCCATAAAAAACCCGGCACGGTGGCCGGGTCGGGTTAGTCGGGGACGGTTCTTATTGGTAGATGGCGTCGCTGTATTCCGCGACGGTCAGAGATACCGTGTTATCTGTGTTGGGTTTAATGCTGTTGACTGTCCATAGTTGGCTGTCCAGTTCTTCCACTGTTGCTATGATGTAGCGCGACGGAAGCTGGACAGTATCTCCGTTCCATATGTTTAGCTGAATGTCGGGTATCGCAGCGGTGAATCCGTACTTCGTGTCGGCGCGCGCCGCCGCCGGATAGCGCAGCGTAGGGTTACCCAAGCTGTCGGTCACCATGACATACATCGTGCCGGTAAAAGCGATCGGCTCGCTGGTATCGAAGTTATTCCCTGATCGGCCGGTGATGTAGCCACCCTGCTGGTTGCTGTCGTAGATGTCCGGCATCTGGATGACGCTGCCGACCTGGATAATGCCGTCTTCGAGCACTTTGGCGTTCATCTTCACACGCGAGTAAACGAGGCGCTTCGTTTCGCGCAGCGCGCGCTCCCGCGCCTGATACTCATTACGCAAGCCGACTATCTCCAGCTTATTAGGATTTTCCGCTTCCTGCTCGACGATGGCGCCGTTAAGAACGCGGTAGTTGATGTACGTCTTGTTGTTCGTGGTTGGATGAACGTAGGACACCTGCACGCCGTCATAACCGCCTGGAAGTGTGGCCTCGTACGTCATTTTGTACTCGTCCGTCTTCATGTTGGCCCGGTTGAATGCGGCCGCCGGGTAGTTAACCTTCTGATCACGGGTAAACGTCAGCACGCCGTCGTCCCAATACGCCACCACCGACGCTGCATTGCAGATCGCCTGGACGCGGTCGCCGAGAGAGTCGTTTTCGTCATCAAATGTGTAGTCGAAGTATCCAAGACGTTCATCAGGCAGGCTTTCAGCAATCGAGTACAGTCCGTAAAGGTCAATGCTGCCTACCGGTTGCTCGCCCATAATCAGCCAGGTGTGTGCCACCGCATCAGCGAACGACCGCGACGGCCGTAATGTGTAATCCACCGTCTGCGTGTTCAGGTCGTAAGTGATGGTATGGCGTGTCACCAGAGCGTTATATTTGCGCTCCCTGCTGCCCAGGGCGTTCTGAGTTGCCCTTACAGTAACCTTTACTAATGTATCTGTGGGATGTACGACGTCGGTCCTGATGTTAACGGCATGGACCTCCTCAAGTTTCAATATACTTGAGTCCCGGCTGTTGTTGGTTCTCATGAAGCTAAGGGCGTACCTGCCAAAACCTGCAGCCGGTTTAATCTTAAACGTCCCATACTTAGTTTTGCTCATTCCATCGTCATTGTTTAAACCGATGTTGATGAAACCATTGGTCCCAGGGATCTGATTGTTGTCGTCATCAACTTGCCAGTAATTAACATTGCACCTTGCCCAGTCACCATCACCGAGCTGCGCCTGGAGGTGTATCCATAGATCCGTGCACTTAACAGGAGAGAAAACGGGGCCTACAACGAGAGCCTCGTTGTCGTTTAAGATAAACTTTGTGGTATTGATGGTGGCGTCTAACGGTATTCCCTCAAGCTCGCTACCACTAAGACTATTGAGATAAAAAGTATAAAACTGCTGTGGCGCGACAACGGCTCCATCATCCGTCACCGTCGCGTTGAAGATATTGCCCGACGCTGTAACATCCCGTGTCACAGGTCCTGAAGGTGAGTTATAACTCACATTAATTGTAAACGTGACCGAGTGGGGGAATACCAGATCATAAAAGTAATCGAACTCCTGCTGCTTATTTATCTTCATGGCTATCTGGCCGGAACCAAACTGCCCACTCACAACTTTGTTTGCAGATGCCGTTTCGATAGGGAAATCTCCGGATTCATTAGGACCAGGTAAATCCTGCCCATCTACATCATCAAACCCGTACGCTTCGTTTATCAACGGAATCACTTCACCAGGCTGGTAAAACTGGTACGTGGCCCCGGCCAGTGAGGCAAGGCTCGACTCTGCATACCGTACGGATTCATAGCTATATTTACCGATACCGATGCACATGAATTCGGTCACGTATTTAAGGTTATCAACGTATTCAAAAAGGGACTCTTGAATAAGGTCAGGATATGACCTGATCTGACCATAAACATCAGGCTTAGCTTTGTAGAGACGTGCGACGTTTGTCTGTCCTGTTAGCTTGTTGTTTGGTGATTCTTCGGTCGATCCTGAAGTCGATGCGATGCTCGGCTTCGGCGCAAGGAAAGCAAATACCTGGCCAACCACTTTGAAAATAGGGCTGAGAATATCCCCGATAACCCCCTTTGGCTGATCAAATATCTGAACAGTGTCCAGCTCGCTCAGTACAAAAGCCAGGTCATCATCGTCACCAAGCTTTACGCCATTGCGGACGATCAGCAGGTCGCGGTGAAAAGCGCCCTCATTGGCCGCCAGCCAGTCATAAAAAAGGGTGCCGTTTGGCACCCTGTAGCGTTCTTTTGGCGTTCCCGGGAAACGCTGTAAAATTATCAAAGCCATGCTTACCTGCCATGATTCTCATGATAGCCATACTTGATTTCAGCCATGCGCCTAACTTCGACGGCCTCATCAAATGTTTGATACCCACCGAGATGCTTATTTTTCCCGTTTAAACCTATATCGCTATACCACAAGCGATCCCTACTGGAATAGGACACGCCAATAACTCCAGATTTATTATCTGAATGTTTCTTTGTATTTTGGGAATTTGTGGCTACTGAGACATCCCTAAGGTTAACTAAGCGGTTGTCATCCATTATTCCGTTAATATGATCAATACACCCATTCGGAAATCGACCGTAATGTACTGCCCATATGATTCGATGAGCTCGCTTGCATTTCCCATCAACTGTAATGGACACGTACTCGCCAGGACTGGCCGTTCCGGCGATTTGATTGCAGTATCGCGTGTGCCATATCTTCCATGCCCTCTCATCTTTAAAGTGACTTAATGGGCGACGCCTCCATTTCAAATGCCCACTTTCCGGGTCATATGAGAACAAGGACTGTAAATATGAGACAGATGTTTCTTGATTATTCATTTTAACCTCACAGTAGGTTTCACAGATGATGGCGTCCGGCGCGCAGTCTGTGTTCTGCGTTTTCGGGAGCTACCCTAGCCGGACTGATTAATTTTACCACAGTCTGGTTCGTATTCGAAAAACTCCACTTTGGTGAATGCACGCTGAATGACCAGCAACGAGTCCATGCGTACGCTTCCGTTCTCGCCGCGTGAGTGCAGCGCCTGCCTGTTCAGCACCAGGCCAACGTGTGCCGGTTGCGCGCCGCGGTACCCGAGGAATATCCCGCCCTCTACCGGTTTATCGACCTTGCGCCAGAAAATGACGTCTCCCTGATAGCAGGTGAAGAAATCCTCACCGGCTTCGTAGTCCGGCGTCTGGTGCAGTTCAATGCCAAGAACATGCCGGTAATACAGCACGCACAATCCCCAGCAGTCGACTTTCTCGAACGAGCAGGCCCGGTTAGCCCACGGCACACCAATGACCCGCCGGGTAAATTCATCTTTAGTCATGAGCATGCCTTATAGATACTGGAGTCCAGTGTATTCGCGGGGGTCGTATAATTTTCCGATGTTGTTGTTCAGCGGGTTGGTGACAGAAATGGTTACCGACGCTGAATCGGCGTCGATGTCCACCGTCTTGACGTATAACTGCCAGGACTTAATCGGCACCGACACATCTCCGCTGTCGAAGATCTGCCGCGTGGCCGTGATAGCTGTCAGCCGGGCCGCGCCCTTCCACTGCTTCATCAGCGCTTTGATGTCAGACGACAGCCGCCCTAATTTCACCGTCGCGTCAATCACCGGCGTGCCGCTCTGCTGGCTCTCTTCGATTTCAAAGCGCGCCGGTGTGTACGTCTGGCCTCCTAGTGCCTTCGGGAAGAACTGCTTATCGACCAGGCGGACGTAGCCAAAGGATGGATGGTAGAACATGATTGTGTCGTACAGGCCGCGCGTCGGGCGCTGCTGCTTATAAGCTCTGAAGGTAGGCATCACGGCACTCTCGGTAAAGATTCCGGGTCGCGCCCGTCAGGATAACCTGTAACAACGATATCCAGCCACGAATCCCACGGCGGCGGAAGTTCAACAATGATGTCGTCGAACTCGTCGTCAGAGTTATAGAGGTGGTTCGCGATAACGGTCCCGGTCCAGGTCACCACCCCACCGTCGATACTGGTCTGCACCGGCATCTGCGTGAAGTGAAGTTCCTGCAACTGCAGGCCACTGCCGCCCAGATTGATATTCATCCTGAACCAGTTAAGGCCCCGGTTGAGATAGTTCGGGCTGCGCAGCCATTGCTGGAACGCGCGCTCCTGGTCCAGCGTGAAGATCCATGTCAGTGACCAGGTTGCTTTCAGGTCGTCAGTAAGGCTCTGGAAGATAGCCGGGCCGACCGCTGGCTGATCGGTCTGGAACCCGGTATCAAGCGTCATGTTTTTGCTGGCCTTCTGCGCGAGAGGAAGCCAGTCAGGGTAATCAATTATCGGCATTATCCCTGCCCCCTTGGCGTGCGTTTGGCGGTAGTATTTCCTATGATTGCTTGGCTCATAACACCACCATTGTTCATATCGGCAACGAACGCCTCGACAGTCAGCGTATTTCCAGTTTGCGTGGCTCTAGCGTCATACATGTGCTGCCCTGATGACATATCATTGAATATGACACTAACCTGAATACCACTTCCGCTCTGCATATCCTTGTTGCTGATCACCTTGCCGTTGTCGCCAGGTATCATGTACTGCTTGCCGGTGCTGGCCTGGTAAATCTCCGGCATGCCGCCTTCGCCAACCTGGTACATACCGCCAGCCGTCACCGTGCCGCCGTTCTTTCGTTTACCGAGAAGGTTAGCGCCTATAACGCCGGCCACCGCGCCGAGACCGATCGCTGCAGCCGTACCCATTGAGGCAATGGATGACAGGATAGCCGCCGGGGTCCATGCTGCTGCTACCGTGCCAGCGGCCGCAACGCTTGTCGCAGTCTGAACACCAGTCGCTGCAGTCTGAACTGCCGTTACAGTCCCTATGGCCGATGTCTGGGCCGCAGAACCCATAATTGCCGACTTGACCCACTCAACGCCCATCTGCACGAAGGTATTAACCAGGCTGTTGAGAACCGTGCTACCAAGAGATCGCATTGCATCACTGGCTGTCATGCTACCGGTGATGATTCCCGTTAATGCGTTGGAAGCATTTCCTGCCAGCGCGTCGATTGAAGCAGCCAGTGCTTCCGTCCCGGCATTTTGGTTTCTGAATATCTCCCACTGAGCTGCAATCCTCTCCTGCTCATACTTCCTGTTGGCCGCATTCGTCAGTTCCAGTCCTCTCTGGGTTAACTGCCCCTTTTGGCTTTCAAACTGCTGAATTAGCGCCAACTCCTGAGCGTGCTGGTTAGCAAGCCTCTGAACTGGATCTACCTCACCTTTAACTGACTGCTGCGGGGTTACAACCTGTTGAGCTCGAATCTTAGCCAAATTCGCCTGATGATTGGCCTCGAGCCGCTCAGCAGTTTTGTCGTACTGCTCCTGGTTAATCTTCTTGGCCGCCAAAGCGGTTTTCAGGTCATCGACATCTTGCTTATAGCTGGCGTTTTCGCGTGCTTCTGGTAGAAGCTTCTGCGCGGCAGCCTCGGCCTTGATGGCATTGGCCGTATCCCATTTCTCTGCAGCATACTGACGGGCCTGTGCGATCTGGGCCTGAGTTGCACCTTTCCCAAGAGATTGCTCGGCATTAAGCATGGCCTGCTCTTTGTTGAGTTCTTGAGTTGACCCCGCCGCCAGTTCTGCTTGCTGCTTCAGGTTCGCCAGCTTCTGAGCAATGGTTTCTGCCTGTGAGGCTCCTTTCTTCTGCTCGGACTTAAGGGTCTTCTGCGCCTCCGTATTTTTGTACGTAGCTGCAGCATCATCTTCCATCTGCTTTGCGTGCGGATCATCCTTCGCAAACCCGGCATCTTCTGCAGCGTATTGCGCCTGCAGTCTGGCGCGGGCCTCACCCTGAAGTTTTGACAGGGCAAGGTTGCGCTCAGACTGTTTGATCAGGTTCTTCTGGCCGCTGGTTAAGTTGTCGGTTTCCTGCTTGAGCGCCGCGACGTTGCCTTTGGCAATTACCGCCTCTCGGGACAGTTCGACCAGTTTTCCCACGAAAGCTGTAAGCGCAGTTTGCCCCTTTTCAGTGGAGCTTTGCGTGTTCTGCAGTTCTGTCGCCAGGCGCTGCAGAGCCTCAGGCGATGGGTTTTTGGCAATGTCTGAAAGCTGCTTACTGAGCTCGAAGGCTTTCTGCTCGGTAATGCCGAACTTGTCCGCCACGGCCCCAACCGTATTGCCGATGCTGTTGGCTGTTGCCTGGAACGCCTGTCCGGCGCCATACGCCTGCTTCATCGCATCGGAATAGTTATCGGTGGTTATTTCCAGAGTAGCCAGGCGATCGTTAAAGCCGTCAACCGATGCATAGCCGCCGGAAAAAGCCGACAGCGCTTTATCACCGAAAGACAGCAGAGAGCTTGAGGCATCACTGATAGCTTTCGGTATTTTGTTGATCGCCTCGTTGTACTCCAGAAGCGCCTGGTTGCGCATCAGGGTGGCGACTTCAGCGTTGGTCTTCGCCAGGTACGCATATTTGTCTGACAGCGCGGCCACGCCGTTAATCGAGACGCTGATTACCTTATCCATGGCTTCGGCTGCGTCTTTCAGCGCGTCCATTGCGGTCTTACCGCCATTAAGCGAGGTGATCAGCACGCCAGCAATCACTGAACTGAGCGCAATGAATGCCCCCACCACTGCGCCGCCCGGGCCGAATGCACCAGCGAGTTGCGAGCCTTGCTGAGCGAATGCCACCAGTGCGGACTGCCCACCCTGAACCTGTACGATGAAGTCCTGCACCTGGTAACCCGCCTGCTGCATGCTGGATTTCCATGCGCCGGTACCTTTGGCACCACCTTCAGCGCCAGTCTTCATGTCATACAGGCGACCAGTCAGATCGCCGATCTTCTGCTTTTCCTCATCGCTCGCTTTTGACCCGGCCCGAAGCTGTGCCGCTAAAACAGCAGCACTGCGTGCGCCATTCTCCTGCGCTTCATCCAGCACTGCTAACTGGTTACCCAGCGCCTCGATAATTGATTCGGCACGATTAAACTCGCTGTTAGCGCCGCCGGTACCGCTGCGGGCCTCTTCCATGGCGCGGGCGATTCCGCTCACATTGGTGTTCAGCTTGCGCAGCTGGTTGTCCATGGAGTTGGCATAACCAGCCAGTTCAGTAAAAGCGGCTCCGGTTTGTGAGGTGCTCTCGTCGAGGTTATCCATCCCCTTGCCAGATTGCTGGGCCGCAGCATCCAGTTTATCCAGAGCATCAATGGCCTGTTTGCCGCCTTGTAACAGCGGCTCAACGTCGGCGCTGATTTCATACACGATGCTGCCGGCGTTCTTCTCACCTGCCATGTCATTCTCCGGTTATTGCTTTGCTTTTGCCCTGCGTGCGGCCTGTTTAGCCAGGTATTCGTCGGCGATGCTGTCGTATTCATCGCGCGTGAAGCCTTTCTGGTCCGGGTATTTCGTCGCCAGCAGCATCTGAAATTCGGTCATCGTTAACTGCGAGGCTTCGGCGCGGTTCATGCCGAAGTGGCTACGTGCCGCGCTGATATAGTCGAACGCTTTAAACTCTGTGGTGCGCTCGCCTGTTTCGTGGCGCTGCAGCTGGCGGACCTTAGCTTTGCCGACGACGCCGTGCTGCATGAGGTGCTGCGCCAGCACGATGATGTCGTTCTTCGGCATCTGGCCCGGACGGTAGACGACACAATGCCGCCAACCCTTCCACTCGCCGATCATTGGCGTCATGTCTTCTTCACAGCAAGACTGCAGCACCAGCATGCACGTAGATAGCAACTTCTCGCTGGCGCGATTGAATGAAGGAGACAACCACTCAGGAAATCGCCCAAGCGTTCCAGCGCACACCTCAATGAGCTGAGCGACGTCATTTCCGTGGATGGTGGCGTACGTCTGCACAATCTCTTCCGGGCTGCCGATCCTGGTCATAGCCTCGAATGAAGGCCTGAGCAGGTAGTCTTTCCCGCCTTCGCGACTGTCGCTGACAGAGATTTCACCAATATCGGTTAAAGCAGTCATAGGTCTTCCAGTAAACGGTCATTATCAAGGGCAGCACGCCGCCCTTTGGAATATCCGTTAGGTAACGGTAACCGTATGCACGGCCACAAAGTTGCCATCTTCGGTGTTGATGATGATCTGCGCGCTGCCGGTTGCGACACGCGTCACGGTAACGGTGTTGCCTGAGGCGGTTGCCGTTGCTTTGGTCGCATCGGTAGTCGCTACAGTGAAGTCTTTGTTGGTAGCGCCGGTTGGTGCGATGTTCACCGTGAAGGTGCTGGTACCGCCTGCGGTGCCGGTGCTGGTTGTCGGGGTCACCGTTACGCCAGTTACCGCAACCGCAGTGATTTCGTTCACTTCGATGGTGCTCGCGTCACCGACTTTGAACTCGGTTGAGAATGTAACGATATCGTTGGTGCCGCCGTCAGAGCTCAGCGCTGTGATATTCATGTAGCCGATGAATTCGACCGGGCCATAGTCCATGCGCACCCAGATACCAGGCTGGCGCTTGGCCTTCAGTTCATCAGCGAAATACTTGATGAACTTGCCGACGCCGTACTGATCCAGCTTGTCCTTCTTGCGCACTTCACCTTCAAAGCTCAGGGTGAAGTCACTATTGGTGATGATGGTCTCGACATAGCCGCCGCCGTCATCCGCATCAGAGGTAACCGAGTTCGGGTTGAAGTCGAAGCCCTTCGACGTACCAGCGGCCAGCGCCATCCACTCAGATTCAAGTGGCTTGACGTCCGGGCAGCCATCGGCGACTTCCAGCACGACCGCACCGCCGAACAGGCGCTCGTTCGAGTTCTGGCAATTAGCCATGTGAAACTCCTCTTTGACGTATAAAAGAAAACCCGCCGAAGCGGGTTATTTGGTTGGGATGGCTATTCGCCGTATGTGCAGGCGAACTGCAGTCGGAAGACTATTCGCCCTTCTTCTGTGAGCACCGGCGCGGGGATTGCGCCCATGTTCTGGATATAGCCGACGCACTCGTCAGCCATGGGATTGGCCTGGACGTAATCGACGATTCGCTGCACGGCACTGAGCGCGTCTTTGCGCTTATCCTTCGCGCCTACTATGTCGACGAGGACGTGGTACTCAGAACCCAGATCAGTACGGATATTCGACCCGCCGTTTGGCCTGAACACCATGATCGCCTTCGACAGGTCGCCCGGGTCGTCATACATCAGTTGCTGCACCGTGAAGCCGGTCGTTAACCCGGCATCGCCGAACATGTTGCGCACCCGCTCGTGCATCATGGGTGTCATAGCGAAAGCTCCTTGCGCATCACCGCGTCAACGTTATCGCGCTCGTCATTTGCGCCTTTGGTCAGGAACTGAGGTTCACCATGTGGATCCCAGTAGTTGCCCTTTCCTGTCCCGCCACCGAATTCTTTCGGTTTCTGCGGGCCGAACTCAGACCGGTTACTGGTCACTCCAAAATGCGCGCGCGGCTGGCCTTTCAGCTTGCCGGACGCCTCGTGCACGTACGCGGCATAGTTAGCTGAGTAACCGATGCGCCCGGTGATGAGCACCCCGCCAGCGTCGATTTCACGGAACTGGCTGTTAACCAAGGTAGAGGTGTCGATCGGGGTGTAATATGCCGCCCGGGTACGGATAAGCATCATCGCCGACTGCAACGCGCGAATTACCTTACGGCCCTTAACGTCGTTGATGACATCATTCAGGTGCTTCTTCGCCTGGCTGATGCCCTTCACTTTGATGCCCATGGCTTTCTCCAGGCAATAAAAAACCTCGCCGGGGCGAGGCTTCTATCAGTTGAGTGTTTGTGTTTTTGATGAGGATGGTTATGAATAACGCTAAAAGGGGAACATTGCGCGCATTTCAGAATAAAAATCATGGAAAAATGGAATGTAGTCCAGAAACCATAACCCAAGTCCAATCATCGCAAAGCTCATTGCGAAGTGAAAAATCACACTAAACCAGTACTCCACTGGCTGCATGTTTTTGTGGATGTATTCTCTCCGCCTGGTCCCTTTAAATGTTTTAGTGTAAATCCCCCGCCTTACGTATGCGATAGCCTCCACTAAAGCAATCGGGCCGAACAGGAGCGAGCATCCTATTACCAGCCAGTAATCAAACCCCATCACACGAAATTCCGTTAAATAAATTTTTTCCATTATTACACAGGTTTATCAAACCCCAGTAAGAATCGCGTAATCATCCGCCAGGCGCTCGAACGTGTCGGCGTAGCGGATAACCTGTCGCACCTCGTCGGCACCGGCCACAACCGGGTCAGCTTCGGTCGATGCGCCAATCAGCAAGTAATCACCCGCAGCCGCCAGCGCAAACTCTGTCCAGACGGTATTCTTCACGACGATTTCAGCGCCAAGGCTGGCTAACTTCTTGCTGAGGCCGCCCTCATAATCACAGAGAATTTGCTCAGGCGCGGCATAACCCCGCGGATCGCCGTATTCGTCATTGCCTTCCAACTTTCGCCAGATAGTTGCGGTGGCGGTATATGACCAGTTTGCAACACTCGACACGCGTTACTCCTTCAGCGCCGGAATGCGCTCAATCTCAAACCACTCGATATTCAGCGCATTGACCTGCTGGCCTTTACCGACCGGCACGAAAAGACCTATAACATCGCCGCATTCCAGTTGCAAATACCGCTCAATGACGATTGGTGAAACCACTGTCTCGCTGAAAGTTTTAGCTTCTCCAGCAACGCGGAAAACTACCGTCACATTCAACGCGCTAACCATGTTTGTTACAGTCGCCATATTTCACTCCTTCCAGCGCAGCACCTTCGCGCCAGTCGCCCGGATGCGCGGGCAGTTGATGAACCACTCGCCATCCGATTTCACGTAGCCGGTAGTCTCCCGCCCGGTGTCGGTCATCACCCAGACGCGGGTGAACGAACGCGGCAGCCCGTGCTTAACTGATTTCCACACCATCATCAGCCTCCAACAACCATGAACAGGCCGACGCTGTTCCCGGCGCTGATCGGCAGCTCACCTGTGCAGCCGCTGGTATCGAGACGGGCCAGCGAGTCGCGCAACCAGGTAATGCTGTCATCGCCATATTCAAACGAACGGGACGCGCCGGACGGCGCACCTTGCGATTTGATGCGGCGCGCGCCGGAAGACGTAGCCATAAGCGCGGCTGCATACATCAGGATCAGCTTCGCCGTGCACTCGTCATACCCTGCCCCATCGAGGCACGGGATGATTTTGTTTACGACACAAAGGATCGGGTCCAACAGCGCCCCCGGGATGGAGTAACCCAATTCACCGAGGAACGCCTGCACGTCTGCCGCTGTGATTGGGTCAGCCATGGTTATTTCGCCTTCTTGGTTGCTTCTGCCAGGGCGGCCTCTGCTTCGTCAGCACGTTTTGTTTCTGCTGCCAGCGCGTCGGCGTAAGCCTTGTCTTTTGCTTCACCATCGGCGATTAGCTTTTGGTTCTGCTCCAGCGCGTCGGCGAGTTGCTTTTGCAGGCCAGAAAGGTCTGCCGCCTGCGCGGACGGAGTTGCCACTTCGAAGGAAAGCTTCTCGCCTTTCTTCTTGTCGGTTTCCTTCGCCTTGCCAGCGCTGATCCAGCGCTCAGCCGTTGGGTCGTCAACATCCACCACCGAACCAACCTCCAGTTTGCGGAGATTGGCACCGGCGTGCAGGTTACTTGCCACGATTTCTACCAGTGCCATGATTTATCCTTAGCTTGATGCGTGAATGACGGAGTATTTGTTGTTGATGTCCTGCTTGACCATCAGCCCCATTGCACCCCAGGTGCGCCAGATGTAGTCGCTGTTGTACTCCGGGCGGGGAGAGGCAACGGTACCGATAGCCTGGCCGACGATCGGAGCGATAACGCCAGCGCCCAGTGGCACGATGACGATTTCGTTACCTGACAGCTGGCTGTCTTCTTTAATCGCCGCAACACCGGTCAGCTTCAGGATTTCATCCATGATCGTGCCGGACTGGAAGTTGTCGGAGAAATAGCGCTCCAGGTTGGAGATGATTTCGCCGGATACGTACCAGGTTTGCTCTGCATACTGGTTGTTTACGCGACGCATCTGATCACGCAGCGCGATCGCCCCGGCGCGGATTGCCTGAGACGTTGCGGTACCAGAGGTGAAGTCGATGTTAAGGCCGGAAGCGCCAAGGTCGATCTGCGCTACACGCTCATCGTCACGCAGCCCTTTCCAGGTCAGGCTGTCGAATACTGCGAAGTTGCCAGCCTTATCGCGGAAGCCGTTGAAAATGTAGTCAACGTAACGACGCTGAACGTCTTCAACGGAGCCACGCTGAGCATCCGACTGCGACTGCAATGCCTGTGGGCTATTGAAGATCGGATCACGCCATTCGAACTTAAAGCCCGAGTCGTGGATAGGAACCATAGTTCCATCGAAGGAATAGCTGCGAGCATCCAGCGCCGCGCCGACCTGGCCGGACATGGAGGTGTGTGCCCAGCCGCGCCCGCCAGTACGTGCGTAATCGTAACGAGATTGCTCGATGCGAACTGAGCGGGACAGCGGCATCAGGTCGTTCAGCAGGGTGAACTCGGTATTCGGCTCGAACTGCTGAAGCACTGTTGTGTCGAAAGCGCGATACAGGCGGCGGATATCGTCTACAGCGTTCACCGCGTCGAGATAAGGGGCGTTTTCGGCATCGCCACGGAATTGAGTACGCGCCAGAAAATCAGCCGCAGCCTGAGCGCTGGCGTTTCGCTCAACTTCAAGAGCGCGCCATTGCGCCTGGTTCACCGCGAGGTTACCGGTCTTTTCACCGATAGACTTGGAGAATACGAACATATCTGCTCCTTATTTGATTACGACACGAAGCAGATCGCCTGCTGCCGTTGTATATGATTTGTCTTCCTCGACGTAGCAGCGCACTGACTCGTCGGCGGCAGCCAATTTGACTCGGCCGTTTGCAATAGAGAGCGCCTGCCCCTTGGTGTAGGTGCCAGCTGCAGCACGAACGTTTAAGAACATGCCAGGCAGAGGGTGAATCCCTACGACAAGTTCTCCAGCAGGGATAGCGTCGTCCACAGACAGACAGCGCAGATAGTCTTTGTTGGCTACGTAGAGAATTGCAGCTTCCTTGCCGTCAACGGATGCCGTGAACTTGTCCGTTGCGCTGAAGAAGCCAATGGTACCCGGAGGAGTAGATGCCGCGGCTGCACCTTCACGGTTAAGCAGCGGATTAGGGAACACGCCACCGGCGTGGATGATATGTTTTCCGTCTTTAGCCATTTTTTACTCCGGCATTTCGCTGACTAATTGGGTGTTGGTAGCCTGGCGGAATGCACCGTTCAGGCCGAAAGATGTCTGGCACTTGGCGTACATAGCGTCGAGGGCCTTACCGTCCAGATCTGCGACTTCCTCATCACTCATGTTCATCGCCAGCTTCACAGCCGCGCGCTTTTCGCCTTTCTCTTTGTCGGCGTTCGCGTTCAGGCTGTTGAAGACGACGTCCACGCGATCGGCGAGCGTTTTCGCCCACCCTGGCATCTCTTCGTTATTGGTGGCCTGCTCTTTTTTCTTGGGCTTGCCGGTTTCCGGGTCGATTTCTTCATCGCCTTTTTTCTTGGCGGTGGCTTCGTCGGCCTTCATCTGGTTGTATGCGTCCATCAGCTCGGCGTCGGACTTGCCTTCAGTCGGCTTACCAGCGGCTTGCAGCGCATTGATAATCAGTTCTTTCATCGGATCGTTCTCTCCGTTGGTTTTAATCTCGTACTCAGTGGGTTTGCGCACGACTTCTACAGGTTCGCCGACGAACACGGCTTTGCCGTCATCATCGATGAGATACTTCTGTTTCAGGTATTTGGTGTCATTGCGGTAGATGAAGCTGTCCGGCCACACCGTTTCAGGCCAAAGCCACTTATCTTCGGCATCACCCTCGCGCAGCTTGTCGCTGATAGCTCGGGAGATGTCATCGAAAGAGAAGTTGGAGGCGTTGGTGAAGAAGAATTTGGTCTTGTTGAGCAGGCCGTCGCGGGTGCAATCGATACCATCAGCAAGGCGGGCAACTTCAATCTGTTGCTCATCGCCTTCAGAGTTAACGAAAATGCCCACGCCCTCTTCCGGCGTACCGGCGCCAGGCTCATCAAGCAGCACCGCCACATGGTCAAACATCATGTTGGTGGCGATCTCGTTGTACTTCTTGCCCTTCGACTCGCCGTTGGCAGCAATGCCGGAGTACAGCAGTCCGGTGGAAATGTGGATCGGGTCGGAGTTGGTACCGGCCAGCATCTCGTCCAGGCGGTTAATCAGGCGCTTGCCCTTTTCGCTGGATTCGGCGTACTGGCGGTTGACGTACATGTCGCCCGTCACCTTCCCATCCTTGTGGCTGACGTTCTGCAGCCATGCACCGACGTGGTACTCGTTTACCGCCCGGACATCGCGCGCCGAAACATGCTTGCCGTCCACTTTCGGGTGGCCCAGCGGCATCGGGTTACGCTCGAGCGTGTTGTAGGCCTTTTCGATTTCTGCTGCCGGGTACAACTTCCGGTTCATCACGATATCGTCCACGACAGGCGTGATGCCGCGAACCACGATATGTGGCTTGCCGTCGATGGTTTCAGTGGTGATGTTTGAAGCGGAGTTGACGACGGTCAGCACGTTAACGCGGTTGCGTTTCATGCTGGTTCCTCGTTAATGGAGTTTGTTTTTACGCGCCTGGCGGAGTTGCTTCTTAGTTGGCCTGACAGGGAAGAAATGGCATAAGCGGACATTCTCAACGCTTCCATTGTCCCATCGTATTTCTAACGGCTTTGAATAAACCCAGCCACGGATTGGGAAATTAAGGTCATAGGATAATTGCCACATAGCGTCCTCATTGGTGGATTTCGGACAATAAAAAAGGCCGCCGGGGCGACCTATTTGATGTGTTTAAATTCCCATCGGAATGAGCTGTAAATGTACTCTCCACCATCCTCCCTATCGGTAAGCTTGGCGGTAATTTCAAATTGGCTGCCAATTGGATAAACCTTCACATCTGACAACTTTTTAGAACATTCGACAGCAAGTGAGGTGCTAGCCCATTGCCCTGGAACCGGCCTGATATGAACTTTACCCTTCTTACCTGACATGCTGGCTGGGTAAAAGCTCTCTACAATCAATTTACGATACGGCTCTTCTGGTTTTGCCATAACTCCTCCGCAAAACCTTTTTGTATCATGCCGCCTCGGCCAATTTCCACTGCTGGCGCTCTTTCTTCAGCTTATCCGCCAGACCCTCATTGAAGATGCTGCCGTCGTCATTGAGCAGCACCGGAATCTGGCTGCAATAGCAGTTGTACCGGTTGCCGTTTTCAGCGTAGAAGTCCCGCACCTCTTCGGTGGTGTAGACCTTGCCATGACGGCTGGCGTGCCAGCTGCGCGTTGTGGGCTTGAGTGCTGACAGCCACATCAGGCCGGTATTCAGCCCCAGCCTGTCAGCGGCCCAGTCAGTTTCATTCCATTGCGCCTGCCGCAGCGCGCCAACCTGCTCAGTCTGAGCGATGGTCTTGGCCTTCGACATCGACACATCGAGGCGCTTGCTGATGACGCTGGCAGTCTCGCGAGGATTCACTCCGCGCGCTACCGCATCGGTGATAATGTTGGTCAGGTCACCACGGGCAGTGTCGCTGATAACCTTCCAGTCACTGAATGTTGTCAGCCTGGCCGCCGATATCTGATTAAGATAACCGGGGCTGCTTAAAAGCTGCTGTAGCGTAGTCTGACTGGCGTACACCTGAGACTGCACCGACAGGTTGGTGAAGGCGTTTAGCGTGCCGCGGTCATATTCCGCAATGACGTAGTCCATCGCCCATAGGTTCTGGCTGCCGCCTTCAAGAAGCTCATCATCCAGAATCGACTGCACCACCTGGAGCAGATCGGCCAATTCAGCAGCTGTCATGTCATAGACGAACTTACCGGCATTGACCTGATACAGCGAAGGTTCTGCGCCCTCGTTGTTGCACATCATCCAGGACTGCTGTGCGTTCGCCTCACGCTGCTGTCCGGTCAGCCGCAGCTCAAACAGAGCCTTAAGCCTGCGCTTGATGTTTAGATACCGATCTTCGATATCGTTGAACATCCGACTGACCTGCCGCGATGATTGCGTCGGGTCAACTTTATTGCGCGGTACGATTGGCGTCCCGATTCTGGTTTGCGCTGTCATCATCATCTGTCAGCGGATCCTTATCGGTTTGCTTTTTATCAGGGTTAGGTGGCTGAACGACCTTGCGAGGCTCCAGTTCACCAACTGCGCGAATTTCGTTTTCATCCACCGCCGGTGTGCCGTATGCCTGCTGGGTATCCTTCGCCACGACAGCCATTGCCTGCATGTTGGCTATCTTCTCTTTTTCGCTCGGTGCGAGCAGATCAGACCATGCCAGCGTGACCTCTCCGGATGATGGCGGTTCAATGACGCCTACGGTCCAGAAGCGTTCAAGCACGCTCTCGACCACCATCGACTGGAATCCCCAGCGGCGACCGTTGCAGCGCTTCGCCCAGTCTGTCTTGTCCTCATCGGAGGCAAGTCGCCCGGTCTGCTGACCGAACAGAATGGTGAACGGGCATTGAATCGAAGATGCAAACTCGTTGGCGGCCACTGTCCATGTAGGAGATGGATCTGCAGCTGCAACGGAGAGTACCGAAGGCGTACCAGCCTGCATTACCAGGGCCGCATCAGTGCCACGGTTCATCTTGGCAACTTTGTCGTTAAGCGCTTCTCCAAGGTCTTTGTAGCCAGCGTCTGTGGCTGCCTTGGTCAGGTTCGCAATGTTGGTCTCTTTGTCGAACGCAATCCCAAGCTGACGACTGGCATTCTTCAGGAACCCTTCTGCGCTGCCGCCCGATACCTTTTCAAGGTCGAGCAGTTTGTTATACCCAGCGCGCAGGAATGGCACGCCGGAGAGCATGTTTTCGTCTTCAGACCCTTCGCAAAGGATGATGATTCGCTCGGGGTGTACGGTAACGCCGCGCACCGGGCCGTAGGTACCATCATCACCTACGGGCTGCTCGTTGAAGTTGTACGAAACTGGCTGACCGTACGTTTCTGAAAGCGTGTCGGTGTCGAAGTTCCCAGGCTTTATCTGCGATTCCCACGCGGGGATCAGCTTAACAATGGCCTTGTCTTTCAGCCGTGCCACAACCGACCTGTCTACCGGTTCACTCCACTCCCTGCCGTCGCGGAACTGAATGAGCAATGCCGAGTATCGACCGACAAGGTTACGGCGATCCGCATCCTTAATTTTCGGCCAGTACTTTTTCAGCAGCTTAGTGGCTGACTTCTCCCAGTTCGTTGTCTCGGTTGACTCCTTGCCGCCGTCACCGTCGATGATCGTCGGGTTATCAGCCCAGCACGAATCAAGAAGCTTATGGACTGCGGCAAACGCCACCGCGTTTCGCTCGTATGCCCGGTAGTAGCGGTCGAACTCGAGACTGTTTGGATAGCCGAACTCATCCCACAACTTCGTGCGTTTGGTGTTTCCTGGCTGGCCCGCGTACAGCATGCGCTGCCGCCCGAGAACATCAGCAAGGGCATTAACGAGGAACTGCTCCCCGGTGCTTAATTCACTCACTGATGAGCTCCTTAGAAGAATACTGCGCCGACCTGCTTGTGGTTGTTCTTCGCTACTGCAAAGTAACGGAAGCCGTCAGCACCGTGTGATGTGAAGTCATGAAGTGGTTTATCTTTCCAGCACCCGCGCTTGTCGTCCCACTCCTTGCGGTAGCCTTCGAGGTGAGATATGCCCTCGGCGCACTTCTCTTCATCGAATACACAGGACGGGAGGATTTCACGCACCGACTCAATGCCGGTATCGACACCCGTTTTCGGAACAACATTGAACGTCATCGAGTAAACCTGGCCGTCGATTTCATAGCCTTCCTGCGCGAGCTCTTTGCGCGATTTGGCATCAGCGCCGAATTCGCGGTTCTCGATGTCGTGTGGGCCCCAGTGCTCGCCATACTCATAGCCGCGGTCTTTCAGCACCTTCATGTAGTGCCTCAGTCCCTCGCCGGAGTTTTCGTAGTAGTCGATGATGTGGAACTCATTGCCTACCTCGCGAACGAACCAGATGGCCGTGGAGTCGCCCACGCCAATATCCCAGAACGTATGAACCGGAAGGTGCGAGTTGTCCGGAATTTGGCCGATCCGCTTGTTGGTGTAGAGCCATCGGAACTGTTTGGCGTAATACGCGCCCTCGACCGACTGCTGGAACGCCTCGGCCGGAATGGTCGGGTATTCGCGCTTCATGTCGTCGCCGAGAGTTTTCTCTTTGGCGTAGTACCAGGCTTTCTGGCGTTCGTTGACGATCACGCCGTGCTTCGCCTCCATCTCAGCGAAGTAATCAATCAGGCGTACCGGCAGTGATTCCACCGGGTCAATTGCGTACTGCGGATTCTTCCACCAGGAGAAGAAAAAAAACTTCCAGTCCAGCGCGGATAACGGCTTACCCTGCAACAGCGCTTTCTCTGCCGTCTGGCAGTAATCGAAGAAGTAACCCGTCCGGCCCTCTGCCGTGCTCTCGATAGTAGCGAAGCATCCGGTCGATACCGCCTCAAAGGCACCAGTTACGATTTCACGGGCTTTATCCGGATACTTGGCACATATCTTCCCGAACTCTGAAACATGCAGGTAGCGCAGCGTACCGCCACGAAACGACGTACTGACGTAGAGCGATCCGCCCTTCTTGAAGACGAGCTCACCAGACGAATCATTGCTCGCCGGGTTGGCCGCCTTTATCTCTGCCGGCAGCTTGTCGTATGCGTACTTCACCTTCTCGCGGAACAAGCGCTTTGCGTCATTCAGCGTGTGGGCAATCAGGGCGCACTTCGCCGACTCAAACAGAGCCGCGTCGAGCTGGATGATGCACACCTCAGTGGTAAAACCCAGCTGACGAGCTTTCAGGATGATGTTGCGGGTGTGGATCCCCTCGAAGTATTCCCGTTGCTCAGGCGTCATCCTGAACCGCGTCGGCTTTCCCTCTTTGTCGGTGATCCAGTAGAGATTGTTCAGCCGCCAGTCTTTGTCGGCCAGCAACTTGATGTGCTCAGGTTTCATTACGCCCCCTGAGACAGAGAATCCATCAGGTCAGAAAGTTGTTTAACAGAATTATCGCCTTCCGGCCCATCGATATCGTAGGCCTGGCGCTCAAGCCCGATCAGATTCTTCAGCGCGTCACTCAGTGCCTTAACCGACTTAACGCGCTCAGGCATGCTGATGACCTTGTGGTATATCTCGTTGAGCTTATCCTGGCCCTTATCGTCAGGGTCGAGCATCAACTCTCCGAGCTTCTCCAGTGCGGCCACGTCTGCGCACTCCGCGCCCAACTCATCAAACAGGGCGTTGGTTATCTGCCGGGCGCGCTTAATGTCGCCGCGATGCTCCATGCGGACGTTGGCAATTACCTCAGCTGTCGCCTCAATGAGTACGCGTTCGTTAAAAGTTACTTCACTGCGTACCTGCTTGCGTACCTCAGCTTTGCGTACCAAATCATCAGCGCGTTCTTTCACCTTCGCATTCAGGTCACGCGACCAGTCGTCACGCTTGGCACGCTTACGAATAGCGCCTTCACTGATGCCGTGTTGTGATGCTATTTCTCGGAGGGACATCACTCCGGCCCGGTACGCCGTCTCGATGGCCTCCCAGTCCGGTTTGCTCATTCATTACTCCGTTGTTTGTTCTGCTGGCTGCTCGGTCTGCTCTGCCGGTACTGGCGTAAACTCCACGCGCTTCACATCGTCCGGAGCGAAATACAGCCACTCGCCCGTCTCCGTAGCCAGCGGCACAAAGCCGTTTACCAGTTCAGGCTGACGTCGTGACATCTTGCCCGTGAAGGTTTCGCCTGTTTGGGTGGTTAGCGTGATTTGGTAGATGTCGGACATTGAGAGCCTCTTTATCCGCTTGTGGGGATACTTTGTTGATTATCCTCTGTGAGGGATATTGTCATTACGATGAGGCGACCCATTGTGATGGCAACAAAAACCGCCCGTAGGCGGCTTTATAATTCACTTAAGCGAGATCTGACAGGAAGTGCAATTCGCCATGGATTTCATTGGCTCTGTCACCCACTACATTGCCTTTAAACAAGTATACCGGGCCATGCTCTTCGATGCGCAATTCAAGATCAACCGGAGAGTGTCCGTTAAATGCGTTAGTATCATGTTTATTATGAGGCACCGACTTAACTTCCGCTGTATTGCCGCTTACCTTACCCTTGTAGTAGCACACATAATCGCCACCGTTGATACGACCATCCCTGACAGTCAGAACTCCGTTAAGCATACCGTTACGGTTTACATTGGTATTGAAAATGATCTTATAAATTCCGTCTTTCATAAACACCCCAAAGATAATTAGCCTCATGGCATGGCGATTATATCACTGGGGTATATTTTGCACCCTCACTGGTGTTTTGAATTTCTCATAACCTCAATTTTTCTAATTCCTGCCTTATCCAGATTGCACTGACCCAGCGCCGTATAGAGCTGAGCGTTTAACTCCAGACTTGCCTGCCACGTGAACGGAACCACCATTCCGGGGATCGGTGTGTCTGCGGTCAGGTCAGCGCTTATAGGCACCACTGGGGCTGGCACGTAAACTGTCTGCGTATTCCCGCAGGCTGTCAGCAGCGGCAGAAGGAACAAGCTGGTTAGCGCACGGATCTCCTTCAAGCGCCTGCCTGATGTAGACAATGCGCGTTTCGCCTTTCTTGGCCAGTTCGTTCTTAGCATTCTGGGTAGCCTGTGAGATATCACGGATGAGGTTCATCGTGGTGATCACGTTGCTGGTGATCGCCTCTGATGTGTCTGCCCGGACCGTCGCTTTATCGCGCTGGTCTTTGTAGGTGATGGCGTTGTCGCGGTAATGGTTAATCGCCCAGGTCATGGAAACCAGCAGGCAGATAACGACAGCGCATATGATTGCTGTTAACCGGCTCATTTCTGGCCCCACTCGCATACTTCACGCTCAATCTCGCGTCGGGTAATAAGACCCTTCCACTGCTTGCCACCGGCATACGTCCAGCGCTGCAGCTCTTTGCATGCCCCAGGCACGTCTCCGCCGTTCAGTTTCTTCAGCAGCGTGGAACTGGCGAAGGCACCAGAGCCCACGTTGTAGGTGAAGGAATAAAGCGCGGCGCGGGTAGGATCAGGGATGCGAACCTTGATCAGCGGGTCGATGGCATTTGCCACCTTTCGCAGATCTGCCTTCAGAAGTTTATCGCACTCTTTGTCGGTGTAGCGGTGACCGCGGCGAATGTCGGCACCGGTGTGCCCATCGCAAACAGTCCAGACGCCGACCACATCCTGATAGGCGTAATAGCGGCGACCTTCCAGACCATCAGCGTTGCCCAGCATTACAGCTGCAATAGTGATAGCGCCGGATCCGCCAACAATGGCACCCACCAGCTTATTCCTGAGTGTCGGGTTCATCTCGGCTCCTGCTGCGGCGGTTGTCTTCGCGGATCTTGAAATAGAGATTCGTCAGATACGTCAGTACGGCAATGATGATACCCACCAGCACGCCGATAGCGTTCCACTGCTCGGGGCTGTAGGCATTCAGCATGCCGTTTAGGATGCTCCCGGCTGAAGCGCCATAGGCAGCACCAGTGGTTATTTTTTCCATGCGATACATGCTCTCACCTCGCGTAGTTAGCGGGTGCCGTGTGTTTGAAAAGGGATCAGGCCCTCGGGACGATTTAACAAGTAGGCGTGTCGATGATGGTTCCCGGAGCCTGAAATAAAAAAGCCAGCGACAGGCTGGCAATGTGATGGTGTGGCAATGTCGGCTCTTCGGCCGAAGGGTCCCAGGTAGTGGGTTCTGTGTGTGGCGATCGGACTCGAACCGATACTCAGGTTCAGCATTAGCATCATGCCTGCCCTGCTGGCTATGCCAGTTGATGCATTACTCTACCCATTCAACCCGCAAGCGGGAATTGAGTTACACCACAACGGTTAGAGCACTGAGCACTTCGCGCCAACTCCATGCTGCTGCGTGGGTTGGGTTATGAGCCCTTCACGCCAATGCTCTTTCCTGTTGTGCAGATACAAAAAAGGCCGCCTGAGCGACCTGTTTACGAGTTCATGTTTCTTGTCGAGTAACCATATACCATGGAGAAGGCGTGCATTTCTTCTTCCGTTGGATTGCTCTGGAAGAAAGACAACAATTCAGCGTATGAACCTGTGAAAGGCCCAACAGAAATTGGCGTTGGATCATCGCCCTTGCGTGAGCCTCTAACATCAGCCATATAATCAAGTTGGGATATAAGCAATTCTCTTGACGCTTCTGACCACTTAATTTCAGTAATTTCCATAATCCAGCCGCAGATAACTAAAAAGCCCAAGTCGTGAATCTCGGTCTTGAATTCTTTGTGTCGACAATCAAAGCTATGGCGACGATATCAGATTCACATGAAATATATGCGTTTCAATCCAGTTTTGCAAGACTTCTATCTAAATTTGTCGCCTTTTGTTGTGAACGTGATCGCGTAACCTGCAATAAAGCCCCGCCATCAAGGCGCAGGAAGATACGTCGCATCTCTACCCAGCGGTCCGTAAAGGTCTCTGACCAGTTCTTTGGTGTTACGCCAACCAGCTCCGCCAGCGCCTGGTATTCGTACGTCTCACGCCCTGCCAGCTCCGCTTTGACGTCCTGTGCGGCAAGCCAGATTAGCTTCTTCAGGCGCTCCATCGTCTTGCCCGCCACCTTCTTCGCGCCGAGTTGCTCCCGGAACTCTGCCCATGCCCACTGAGTGATCGCCACTTGGTACTCGAACCAGATGTTCTCGCTGTAGTTCCACAGCAGCCATGCTTTCTGGTGATCTTCAAGCGACAGAAGCGCGCGCCGCCACGATGCGGTGCCGAACTCTATCGGGCTGACCAGCGCGATAGACGATCCCTTGGCGCGGGACTGGCTCCCGCTCATCGCCGGTCCGTCCGGGTTAACTTTACGGCCGGTGACCGGGTCGGTTATTTTCTTCCGCCTCCGGCTGCGCGCCGTCGCGGTGAACTGCGCGTTCTCGGCGAAAGCTACCAACTGCCCTTTCGTCGCCCCGCTCAGATCTGCGGTCGCTACAATGAGCTGCTGACGTACGTATTCCAGTTGCTGACTGTTCATTGTGCGACTCCTGCAGGATGATAGATGCGAACGAAGTTACGGAGAATGCGGTAATCGACCAGCACGGAACCCGGGCGGCGGTAAATCCGGAGGCGCTGCCAGCGCGCTCGGAGTATCTCGATCGTTTCTGGCTTCATACTCCCTCCTCCATGACTTGTGCATAGTTCAGATACTGCCCCCAACAACTGACCAGAACCCGTGCTTTCACAACTGAGCTCTCTTCGTTGCACCACCTGCAGAACCAATTAACAGCACCTTCGATTTCTTGCTTAACCTTACCGGCATTATCGAAGTGGAGGGGGTAGACAACATCATCGAAGATAGCCGCCGTGCTCATTGGGTATTGAATTTTACTCATGCTGCCTCCTGCTGTTTCAGTGCTTTGAGCTTGGCGCGGTACTCATCGCGGATCCGGATGAAGTCTTCCCGGCGGTAGTTGGTCATTTCGTGGGGGCCGTTGAGCCAATCGACGTATTCCTGGCCGTAACGAGCAACCAGGCCAGCTTCGTATTGCTGCGCGACAGTCGCCTCTTTGGCGGTGTATTTGCCCGCTCCGGCATTACACGATTTGCATTGCTTATGGGCGTTACGCTCTTCAAAGCGCAGCTCAGGGTTGGCACCGACCGTTTTGAAGTGTCCGCAATCCCATTGGCCGCCGTGCAGGTCAGGCGGGTTGGTCTCGCCGCAGCTGATGCATGGCAAACCAGCATCACGGGCGCGGATGTAGGCGTTGAATGCCTGCTGAGCCTACGCCTTGTAGTACCCGGCAGGCCGTAGCTCTGCCAGCCGCTCCTTGCGGCGTTTGCGCCCGGCTTTCTCAGCCTCTTTCTGTTCACTGATGCGCTTAGCGGCCTCTTTCACCTTCTGCTTTGCCCTCAAATCCAGCGCGTAGATGGCGCCATGCTCAGGACAGCACCACCAGACGTTGTCGAAGGTAGCGGTGAATTTCTCTTTGCAGACCTTGCAGGTTCGACGGGTTGGTTTACGCATGACCTCTCCTCGCCGCGAGACGCAGCCATTTCTTATCCACCAGGCGGGCGGTGTAATCCTTCATGGTCGGGATGTCGGACGGATTAACTGCAGGCTTACGGTTTCGGCGCGCCGGAACGCGGAAGATTTCGTTGGTGATGACGCGAGAAAGTGGAGTAGACATCATGCCTCCTGCTTATCGCGCAGCTGCTGGTACTCGCAACTTTGGGGAATGGTCAGGTGGCAGCCGATATTCATCGCCCAGGCTTCTACTTTGCACAGGAAGATGTACATCTCGCCGGTTTCCAGATCGGCGGTATGGCGGAGGGATTGCACGGTGGTAACCTCGCCGGACACGACGTCCACACGGTCCTTGCTTTCATAGCCGAGATAGGTGTGCTTCATCGCGTCTTTGACCCACTCAGGCGTAGCGAAGGTCTTGCCGCGGGCGATGAGATAGTCGCTGATTTCCGTGTACCACATGTGGCTGAGCGCGTTCTGCGACAGGCTGCGCTTCTCGCGCCAGGGTTTTACTTGCAGGCGGAAACATTGCCCGGCATCCAGCAACGGCTGAATCTGCTGGCCAATGGCCGCGAAGTTGCCGCGATGGAGTTTGATGCCGTCTACTGGCAGAGTCATACGGCCTCCTTAACGGAAACCGCAGAATGCAGAAAATCGCAGGTGCATTTCTGCATCTGTGACAAGGTGAGGAGTTCAGATTGTGGTCGCATTTAAGTCCCCTTAAATGCGCAGAAGTCACCGGAGTTGTTCAGGCTCCGATGACATGATTATGGCCTAATGATTTTGCAAAATCAAAATTTAGAATCTGGTTAAAGTGATAATTAATTCTCTGCCGACATGAGATCCGTTAGGAGATAGATTGCTGCTAATTGTTCTTGTTCCAGCTACAGAGCTGTTCTGAAGTTCTTCCATAAAAATACCATTAATCTGATGGATGTTTAGTTTGGGAGAAACTTCATACATCCCTTGAATTACACTCATGTGCTCAGAACCGGAGGTAAATAGTATTAAGGTGTTCACAACCTCCCTCGCTTCCTCAAGAGTATTGATAACCATCCGATCTTCTCTCATTGATTCCCCTTTATTTTTTGTTGGCTTCAGCCATCTCAACATAGCGCGGATCAGAAGGTTTAGGCAATGCAACGCTCTGGTCGCGATAGTGCCGCACGCGATCCATGAAATACTCACGTAGATGCTCTGGTTGCTCGCGCGCTACTTGCTCTGCGATAACCGGCATGTTCAGTCGCTCTTTGTACGCCACTCCGGAGGCCGCCAGGTCAACGTTAACCTTGTCGCGCTCTTCCTGCGGCTTCGCTGCTATGTTCCAGTCAGACATATTACACCCCTACCAAAAATGGATAATTGGCATTCATTTAACGGTATGAGATAAATCTTATCAATGCCAAGTATGGCGGGATGGCTGAGCGGCCGAAAGCGGCGCATTGATACTGCGCAAACCGGAAACGGTTCGTGGGTTCGAATCCCACTCCCATTAAAGGGGTCGACAAATGTCGGCCCCTTCTTCTTTATCACCCTTATGGTTTCGGTTTCGGTGCCGCCGCAATCATCGCCGCGTAGCACAGCTTAGCCCGGTGCGCTGCTTGCTGGCATCCACTCATGGCGTCGTATGCTTCCCACTCATCTTCGTCACTGAAGCTCTCATCAGGCTCTGATTCAAAGCCATTGACGATCATGTCTTCTGTCGGCTCAACCGGCACCAGCACCCAACTATCAGGAATCACCGGAGAGTTGCCATCGGCACCCTGAAGCATGGCGGCGCGGCGTAATTTGGATGGAATGTCAGCCCATACCCCGGCACCAGACCTGTCTTTGTTGCTGATCAGGTCGTCAATCGCAGATGCTGCCATGTGAAGAAGATCTTCATCCGGCACAGATACCGGCGCTGGCGGGGCGGTGTTTATCTCAAGTATCGAATAGCCTGGGTTGAACGGTTTCGAGACGATAAACTCTGCCTCTGCCTTGGTTTTACAGAATGACTGCCAAACGCCAACACTCGTTACTACCACGTAAAAATCTGGCTCAGCCATCAGAGACGCTAGAGCCCGTTTCATCGCAGCAAGCGCCATGGCCGCATCTTCGTTTACTCCTCCGGGCGTCGCATCGCGCTCCTCTTCAAGCTCCGCGATTGTTTTCAGCAGCCATTCTTTGGTCAGTGTGCTCATGATGCCTCCCCTTTACCGGCTGCGGCGATTTCATCTTCACTGCGATAATCGCCACCAATAACCACTTTCAGGCGCCCGATTACATCCCAGACGTTTTCCGTGTTGGCATCGCTCAGGAGCGACAGTGCGCGTTCGTTGCGCTTCTCTGCGGCCTCAGCGCGTTTCTCTGCCGCAATTCGATGCTCCAAGCCTTGCCCTTGGCAAATATCAATCAGGCGCTGTTTCTCCATAAGCTCCGTGTTCAGCAGGTCTTTGGCTTCCAGCTCATCCAGCAGCGCCAGCGCGGTGGCAGGTTTGGCTGCGGCGATAAATTTGGCGTCCGTCCGGTGAAGTGCAAGACCATAGTCGCTAGCCAGTTGATCTTCATTCCACCAGGTCTCTCCTTCTTCTGAGATGGCCTTCTCTGCCGCTTCCCGTAATGCGCGTTTGTCGATGTTGCTCATTGGGCGGCCTCCCCGACACGTTTGTTCCATGCAGCAATAGCCATGTTGATTTTGTTAGCGCCAACCATCTGAGCAGACTGCGCGTCGCAAGAATGGCAGCGAACAATTGCCGACTGGTAAGGGCAATCCTCTTCGTACTGCGCGAACGCCTCTACTTCTTTGCTCCCGCAGAACGGGCAAGGTTTTATTTGAGTGCTCATTGGGCGGCTCCTTTCTTCACGCACATAACCACCAGGTTTATCCTGTCGTGTTTCTGAATTTCTGTGCGGGCATCAATACAAGCCTGCTGTGAATTAAACTCGACCCCAGAAATATTCCCGCTGTTGTAGTAACCAGTGCTGAGTGATAACAGAATCCAAATCATGACTACACTCCTTTGCGAATCTGGGCGGCGAACTCATTGAGCTCGTCAAATACGTATCCGCTCTCCCAGCGCTCGGATGCAGCATCTTCAATAGCATTGGCCCGCACTTCAGCTATGAAAGCGTCGGTGCCCGGGGTTTTGATTTTCTTCGCTGCAGCCTCAATTTTTTCTTTCGTTTCGCTACCAATTTCGCTTGTGCCCAGTTTTCCGATGAAGCTAACGATTTGGTCAGGAAACTTCTTCAGTCCCGCATTCTCCGCAGCCAGCGCCACGCATCTGGCTTCTAATTCGGCAAGCTTCTGCTCGTTCTGAATCGCAACCTGGTAAAGTTCTTCAAGCTCAGACATTGAGGCCAGAAGACCGTTGTGCTTTATCATTTCGACCACATTTTTAATACTCAAACCCCTACCCTCCCCCAAACCATCAATACTCGCTTCATCGCCGCGCTGTTGCGGCACTCCTGAAATATTCCGTTGGTGCAGCTGCGCGCGGTACCGCCCTGCTCTTCCGGCGTAGCCAGGCGATAAGTCACCGTTCGCCAGACCTTGCTCACCCGCACAATCTTCCGGGTCCGCTCCAGATCGAGCGCGTTCTTCGTTATGCAGTTGATGGTCATACCGCACTCTGTGGCCACATCCTTCGCGGTGAAGGTACGGTGCGTTTCGAGATAACGCAGAATTGCCTGTTTGCCTTTCATCTCACACCATCCCGTTCGACTTGTTGCGGTTGTACTTCGCCTGAAGCAACTGGATCGGCGTAGGCCCGTGCTGGGCGGCCGGTGCTGCAATCGCCCGACGTACCGGCGGCACTGGCTTACCCTCAGTAACGCGCTTCTCCCACATCTCCAGCAGATCGCCCGCCTCGCGCGCCAGCTCACCATGCGTTAACTGGCGCTCAGTGCTGCGGTGGCGCAGTTCGACGCAGATGTGATACATGACCGGCTGCGACCAGGGGAATTGCTCGCTTGAGGTGTATTCGAACGAGCGGTTACGCCAGTCCCAGTATTCGGCGATCACCTGGTCAATGGTGATGCCCAACGCGCCGCCGCTCTGTTTGCACCAGGCGACGAACTGGCCCGGCGACGGCAGGAATGGGCGCTCCTGGCGGCGGGCAATGCGCATACCGGCATCGACTTGCGCCATTGAGTGGATCCCGTTCTCCTGAAACGCCAGCAGCCACTGACGGCGGAATTCGTTCAGGTCTTCCTGAGTGCGGAAGTTCGCCATGCTGGCCGGGAACGCGGCGCGCAGCTCGTTAAACAGCTTGTTGAATACCTGCGCCACCTGTTCTACCGGCGCACGCTCCTGATACTGCTCTGGCAGGTTATGGGCCATGCGGCTCATCTGCTCGCGGTCGTGGTTACGCATCTGCTCTGCAAGAGATTTCATCGCATCACCTCATAGGCCCAGTCAGTGTTGTTGAAGTCCAGATCCGGCTTGCCAGGTTCTTCACTTGCCTGCTGCTTGTTGCGTTTGATATCGAGCTGAGTCCACTTGTCGCGCAGCGTGGCTGGACACAGCACATTGCCCTTCCAGAACTTGTCGTTGCACGCCCACTTGAACAGGGCAGCGATTTCGTAATGGGTGCGATCGTCACGTTCACGCATCAGTCGGATGTCGTTAGCCCAGCCTGCGAAGTTTGGTTTTTTGGCAGATGGCGAAATGTTCTGCACCATGGTGAAAAGCCATTCAGCGCAGCGTAGGTCTTCAGAGTTACCCCACTTCGTGCCGCTCTGGATTGCCGCTTCAGGCTTCATGACAGGCGGTTTCTTTCCGAGCTTGTCAGAGGATTCGTCAGAATTCTCGGACGTAGAGTTATTTATATTCTTGTTATTACCTTCTTGTTCATGTTGTGCGGATGTATGTGCGGCCCCATGTGCGCCATCATGTGCGGCTACCACCTTCAAATCCGCGCCATTACTGGTATCGCCATGTGCGGATGTATGTGCGGCCTCATGTGCGGCTTTATGTGCGGGTAAATCGTCGTTTTTTTGAGCATATTCAGAGTAATTTGTGATGGTGATCACTCTGCCTTTTTGCTTCTCACCTTCGATGGTGATCATCCCCTCCCTGACGAAAACCGCCAGCATGCGCTCCACGGCATCGCGGCTTGTCGGGTTGCCCTTCCGATCGCATAACTGAAGGCCTAAATCAGCTGCTGTGACTACCAGTTGCCCGGGTTGAAGATGCCAGTCATGACCTTTGAAGCGTGCCATGAAGGGCTTTCTAGCGGCGTTAAGAAGCAGGTTTTCCCAGAGGGTTCTGAGGTAGACGTCTTTAGCCCATGCTTGCTTCAGCACGCTCCGGTACAACGGGATGTAGCCAGATTTCTGGTTTTCCATCCTGTTGCTCCTGAGTTGCCCCGGGGCGGTGCCCGGGAATTTGAGAATTTCTGCTGTATTCACGCTTCCTCCCAGCCGCTGTCACGCATTAAGGTTTTCTGCTCGCCGATGATGGCAAGCACCTCTTCAATCGCCGTAGAGGGCACTGTGAGGCGGTTATTTTCGATTTCCGCATCAACCAGCAACTCAGCCAGGCGGCGGGAACGTGCTGGGGATAGTTGCGGGATGGCAGCACTACGGGTGAGTTTGCTTTTACCTGATGCCTTGGCCTTGTCCATCTGACGGGCCGCTACGGTTGGTGCTTTAGCGCCGTGCTCCCGGGATAGGGCCACCGCGGTAGAAGCTGAAACCTCACCAGCTTTGACCATGTCGATCAGCTCATCACCGCAGGAAAGGAGTTGCAGGTGATGATCGACATCGCCCACCGAGCGCTTCACCATCTTCGCGATTTCAGCCGGTGTACGGCCCTGATTAACCAAGCGCTGGTAAGCCGCGGCACGCTCAAGAGGCGACAGCGCTTTGCCCTGACTGCTGGTAATCATGAAGGCGATGCGATCAGCTTCAGACCCGACGAAGTCTTTGCACTCAATGCGTGCTATCTCAGTGCCAGATGCAGAAGCAGCCAGTGCGCCGTAGTAGCGGTGGTGACCGTCGATGATCTTGATACCCTTCTCTGTGACCTGAACAGCAAGGGGAGGAACAAACTCACCTGCGATAAATGCATCACGAAATTCTTCAACGTGCAGTTGATCAATTTCGCGAACGTTAAAGCCTGGTTCGACGTAGATTTCAGACAATGGCACCAGGAATGTCTTCTTCACAGTTGTCTCGGTGCCATTCTTGTCTTTCTGCTTGTAAAGCTGGGATAGTGAACTCATAATTACTCCTGAATGATTGTGTTGTTGACGTAACACAGTGTTTGGAAGGCCTTTGAAGTTACCGCTTCAAGGGCTTTTTCTTTTCTGGTGCCTCTCACATAACCCCCAACATCGACGTGACCATCGTCATCAGCGGACCTACCTGCTCCGGCATGAGGCGGAACAGCGACGCTATACCCTCGCTCACCTCTTTCAGCTTCTGATGCTCTGGAGCGTTCAGAAGCACGGCCTGTTTAGCTTCAGCACACTCTTTCATCGCAGAGGCGATCAGCGACGCTATACCCTCGCTCACCTCTTTCAGCTTCTGATGCTCTGGAGCGTTCAGAAGCACGGCCTGTTTAGCTTCAGCACACTCTTTCATCGCAGAGGCGATCAGCGACATCGTGTCGTTCTGCGGCGCCAGGCGATTGCGATACTCCAGCGGCAGGACGGACATAATTGCCGGTGCCAGCTGGCGAATGTTGTTGGCGGCGTATTCGGTGTCGCCGTCGATCCAGCGGAATACCTTCTGCATCTGGCGATGCGAGTCAGTAGGGATATCCAGACCGGTGCCGCCGGTTGCCCGCCACTCTTCCACAATCAGCGCTGCGACAAATTCACGGCTGCGGCAGTCAGCTGCCCAGGCGCGCACAGCTGCGCGGATGCCATCGATGTTTAACGCCTTGGAATCAGGTTCCCGTCGATTCTGGTAAATCATCGGTGGCACCGATAATTTGGTATTTTGTTGATACGCAAGTGAATGCATTGCTTTCCCTTTCGTGGTTAGGGCCGCCTGTCAGGCGGCGTTGCTATTGATTGGTGGAAAAACGTCATCAACGCTTACTGAAGCGCCATGCTTATTCAGAGCTGCAACAATCGCCCGGCACTGCTCAAGGCTTAAGCTGCGTTTATTTTTTCGTAATGGCAAACCGCACCTGTCGTCAGGTTCAGCTCTTCGGCCATCTGGCGCTGAGTCAAACCTATGTTTCTGCGGATTTTTCGAATGTTGTTCATGTCGGGTCTCCTTTAAACAACTTAAATATACGTTTTGTATTCTTTGTTCGCAAGTAAAATATACGTATTGTGGCTCGCGCAAATATATACAACTTGTATCATTCAGGTATGACTATGAAATGGTACGACTTAGCTAAGACCCTGATGAAGAGTCAGGGCATCAATCAGGAACAGCTGGCGGAGCACCTCGGTATTACTAAAGGTGCGGTAAGTCATTGGCTGAACGCTCGACGTGAGCCAAGCCTTTCCGAGATCGCGAAAATATTGCAGTTCCTTGGCAAAAAGAATTTTTCCGTAGGAGCAGGCGGCTTGATCATTGATGACACGCTTAAGGGGGATGTGGAGTACGCTGGCCCTTACAACCCCGGGAACAAATATCCAGTAATCAGCAGTGTCCAGGCTGGTTCTTGGTGTGAAGCGGTTGAGCCATACACTCTAAAAGATATAGATCTCTGGCTTGAGTCGAATGCTCACATCCAGGGTGACGCGTTCTGGTTGCTCGTTGAGGGCGAGTCAATGACAGCCCCTACTGGGTTGAGCATACCTGAAGGAACCTTTGTACTTTTCGACACCGGAAGAGATGCGGTCAATGGTAGCCTGGTAATTGCCAAGCTATCGGACTCGAACGAAGCAACGTTCAAAAAGTTAGTCATTGATGGCGGGCAGAAATATCTGAAGGGCCTAAATCCTCAGTGGCCACTGGTGCCTATTAACGGGAACTGCAGGATAATTGGCGTAGCTGTGGAAACAAAGCTAAGACTAATTTAAACGTAAACAGTAAGGATGCTTATGAAAAACTCAATTTTGTTATCGCTACTGCTTTGCTCAACATCTCTATATGCCCAAGACACGGGCTTAGTTGATCAAGCAAAAAACGCCATTATCGATAACCTCAAAACCCGAGAAGCAACAAACAAATGCGCAGAGTTTATGGGGGTAGCTGCAACTGATGAATCAAAGCAACCTTTTGCCTTGGCCACCTGTGATAACACCTTTGTAGTTGCAAACGGCCTCACCTTTAGTGACGTAAAAGTTGTTGAATCAGAAAGTGGAAAAGCAGTCTGTGGAGTAGTTTCCGGGAAAACACACCTCAGCAAAATTGGCGCAAGGTTCGTATATGTTGAAAAAAATAACGCTGTGACAATCAAGCTTTCTAAGCAGCCGGTAATGACAAGCTCTGCAGCTGGCGAATTCGGGCGCAACCAAGTAAAAATTGAAAATAAACAGTATGAACTGGTATCTACCGCCCATTGCCAGTCTCCAGCAAGATAA